TGTAGAATAATTCATTTTTAGACTCCTAGAAGTGAATGGTTTAATTGCAAGGAAATTTTACCACATATGTTAAGGGCTTGTACAATTATTTTACTTTACCTTCATAGACTGCCATGTAATAGTTGCCGCATGAATAATAGTTACTATCGCCAGTTGGCTCCCAACACCATAGTGCAATCTGTCCAATATCACGTGCAAAAGCTTGTTCGTAATAAGTTGGTCCTAATGCTGATTGACCATGCCATTCAACGATAGTTGTCAACCAAACATCTTTAAAGTTATGCCAAACATCAAAATGGCGCACAGTTTGATATTGCCAAGTGAAAGTAGGATTACTAATTGTACTTGTAGCACATCCTTTTTCGCCAGTAATACTGACTATTGAAGAACCATTAATTATTTCACCGGCAATTGGATTTTTGGTTATTTCTGCTTCACCTGGACTAACAACTCCACCATCACCTTCACCAAGATAATCAACCCCATTAACAGAATAGTCACTTATCCATAATGCATCTGAAGAGTTTGTAACATCTGCTTTAGGTAATCCGTCATTACTAAATGTCCATGCATCTGCAAAGAATATTTCGCCTGGTAAATTGGGACAATGGTTTATCGCATTCTGCAGAGTTAAATATTTACCGCGAGGATTTGCGGTTGTGCTCACCGCGTCAACAATTACCTCATTGGTAGTGTAGTCAATATGTGCAGCCGTTATCATTTGATTTGTATATCGAATGTATGTGTTATCGCACATTGGGTAATACAGATTGCCTGTACATTGTACAATAGGTTGTTGAATAATAACAGTTTCTTGATTAGAACTATTTCCACCACAAGCTGACAATAAAACAAGAACAATCATTGATATGATTTTATTCATTATATCTCCTTAACCAAATACAAGCGTAGTTTATACTACGCTTGTATTGTTACGAAATACTAAGATGCATTGTCAAGTTGATTGATAGATGCAATATTAGCTGCTCGGAAAGTTGCCCAGTTTGTAGCGAAGGTATTGATAGCATAGGCAAAAGAAGCTCCGTTTGTACCTGCGCTTGTTCCCGCAGTTACACCGAAATTACCAGTTTCATATTCAGTGCCAGCTGTACCGCCGTAACCAGAGGCAGCAGTAGCAACTGCGGCTTGCAAGCGAATAATTTTTTGATCCAAATCAAAGAAGTCAGAAACCATTTGATTTGACATTGCGCCAAAAGGCACAGCAGAACTAACGACGATAGCAGTCATAATATTTCCTTTAGACAATAAATTGAAGTTTAGTTAGCAACGCTGAAGCTTGAGCTGTTTGCCCTTTATCTTGCAGTGTAGCCACTTTGCGAAGGATCGCAGCCTTATAACTCGCTTGTGCAGCCGCCAATGAGCATGGTTGGCTGACAGTCGTGCCGTAAGGTGTTGGAGGAGTGAAAGCAACAGGTGTCATGCAAACCCATCCGCTACCAGTCCAATTTGCAACTTGATCTCCTGTGCATGTTGGAGGTACAAGTGAAGTTAATCGATTTGGATCAACATTTGTCGTTAAGTTACCATAGATATCATAATAGTAAGTAGTCATTATTGCACCTTAATCCATTCTTGATAATTTGCAACAGATGTAACAATCCCACTTGTAAAAGATCGGCGCGATAATGGTAAATACATTTTAGTTGTGTCCTCTGTAGAAGTCACACACGTTCCACTAATGGTCGAACCGCCACTACTTATAATATAATTTGATCCTTGATATGTTACTTGGGAAGGATATGCTGTAGCGGAACTAGTATTAATAGCAATACTTGGGATAATAGACCAATAGTTTAGATCAGAAGAAACAGCTAATGTGCCATCTGAATAAGTAGCATTATTATTATTTTGGCTCAGCAATGTAACAAACCAACGCCCATTCGCGTAACTTACGGTTTGTCCTAAAGTACCGGAATTAACCGCTGATCCGGGAAGTAAAATCTGCCTCCAAGTCGTTCCGCCATCTGTAGATTTGTAAGCGATTGAGGAACTTGATAGAACTACCAATACATTATTTGCGCCATCGCTTACTGCTCCTGTCACTGGAGCCATCCCCCACGGAGGATTAGGAAAAGCTGTCCATGTTCCAGTTAATCCCGCTGCCGAAGTTTGATATCCTTGCCCAATACCTTGAAATGAAAATAATATGAACTGAGTCCCAGAATATACGATTGGACTTCTTGTCATTGCTGCGCTAGTGCTTCCAGATGCTAAGGCACTTGTTACAAATGCTGGCGCAGCCGCTGCTGATGATGGCGAACTCCATACTGATCCAGTAGCACTATCTATTAAAACCATTGCGCCTGTAGAGGTATTTGCAGCCATATTTGTAACGCCGCTAACTGCCCCGGTGCATACCGTCCATGTTCCAGTCCCTACTGTAGAATATTGACATACTTGAGCGCCTGCTGCTCCAGCAACATATACAGTTCCGTTCCAGCAAAGAGCCTGCACATTAATACTGGCTGGCATAGTAGCTGCTGCCCATGTGACACCTGAATTAGATGATACTTGCGCTCCATTTGTCCCAGTAGTGGCACTAGCAACAACTGTAGTCCCGTTTGTCGCAATGGCGTTAGTAGTTGGGGTTGCGTTTAATGTACGAATAGTTCCAGTAAAAGTTCCAGCTAATCCGCACATTGCACTAAATGTAGGATAAGTAGTTCTTACAATAGTTGAACCATCACATCTTAACCAATTTGTATCCGCAACATTGACAGATGACTCAATTACGGAGCCAACAAATAATCCGCTTATAAACGATGATTGATTACCAGATGTCATTAATATCTCCAATCGCCCGAAGTGGCGTTATATACAAATACAAGATGGGCGTAATTCACATTCATTACAAATGAGGTTGTAAAGCCCATAATCTTGTTTCCATTTGTAAGAAGGGTTAGATTGTTTGTTGAAAAATTACCAGTAGCGTCTTGGATTTCAATTTCATCACCCGCAGCAGGTGAAGCAGGAAATGTCATTGACCAGGCAGCGCTTGTAGTATCCGCTTGAATGTGTTCCCATGAATTTACACTATACGTTGTAGTTTTTCTTGCCCATGTAATTGGAAGTGCTGAAATAATTTGCCAATTTGTAGCATCTGAAGATGGATCCGTACTTCCTGCGCCGGTTGTTTTTCGCCTGTAAGTTTGGTAATTAATTGGACTAAATACATTGTTACCAATTGCATAAGTTGTACCGCTTACCCACACAAGTACGCCAGTTGTGGCAGACGCCGCGGATGCACTTGCTGCGGCAGCGGTTTGACTTGCTAATGCCGCTACAGCATTATTGTAGCAATCAACAGCATTATTATAAACATTTGTTCCAATTGCATTGACTTGGCTTACAAATGTAGCTAGTGCTCCTAGAAAAGCATCTGCAAGGGTTGAGAAATTACTTGGCGACGCTGTTGATGGCGCAGCAGGTAATGTGGTGATCGGGGTTGGTGAGACTTGTGACATTTAAACTTCCTCCAATACTAGATTAACTGTGACCACCGTAGCTTGATCAAATGTTATGGTAAATGTACGGTAAAATCCCAAAATAAGCAAGCCTTCAAAATATAATGCTGTTGGGTCATCTAAACCAGACCATACCGCAGGAATTGCATTTAATTGACTTTGTAATGCAATCAATTGAGGAATTCGATATCCTTGTGTAAATAAATTCTGATTTGTAGTCGGAATATTTCGCCTTGGAACCATTGTCGCATTGCCAAAAGCATCCCGAGTCACAGTCGAAAAGTTAATTACATCTGATGTAGCATTGACTTGTGCTCCGCCAATATACTGCTGGCTTCCGAAACAACAAGCTCCGCATGCTACATTTCCAGAAGAACGTGTAAATGTTAACGTAACAATGCAATCTGTATAAGGCGGAATATTTAAAAATAAATAATCTTGTTGAGTTGTAAATGGTTGAAAGAAATAATCATACCATGTATAGACATTTCTTGTACTTAAATTGATTGTTGAACTATAAACAGTTCCTCCTCCTGCAACACTTGTGACCACACAAGATACCGAATCCGCAACCATTGCCATCACTGCCATTGAATCAATACGCATGCCAGGAGTTATAACTACGACCATTGGAGAGGCTCCATAAGTCTTTATATTTCTTGTAAGACTAAACATTGCCCAACGGTTATCGTTCCCTAATGCTAACCAATAGGTTGGCGATGTTGTTGGAGGGTTATTTGTATTTGAAGCTTGTAATGACTGATAAAGAAGATGTGAATTCGCTGTGACCACAATACAATAATCACCAAGTGTAAATGTATGGCCTGATGTCCAAGTCGTTTCTGTATTGACAACAGAAGATGGTTCAGCTACAGTGCTACTTGTGAGCATCGCATCTGTCATTGTCACTGGCGGAATAACTATCATTATGCTGCCGTAGTCTGGAAGGACAAACCATCAAGAGTTGTGCGTTTAAGATATTCTCCATTGATGCGATCAACTGCGATTTTTTACTATCCGATTTTTGCATTTTTGTCATTGTAGCACGCAATGCTTGTAGTTCACTAATAATTCCAGTGCTATCAAATAATGATTTTGTATTTGAATTATTAACAATCTGAGAGGGGCCTGTGTTTTCAAGTTCTACACCAGCTTCACCGACAACCCGCCATCCTCCGTCATGCGTACCGCCTGCTGCAAAACCAGCAGGGCGTTTTTCTGGTCCAGGAGGAATAATTGGTACGATTCCATGACCGATAATTGCAGAGACTCCTGCTGCAACTTGTTGACCAATTCTCACATCTAAACCTGTCAATAAGTTTGCAATCTGGATAGCTGTTAATCCTAGATTATTGAAAGCACTAACTTGAACATCCATATCTTTCTGAAGATTGATCTGCCAAATTGCAGTAGCATCTTGAATTGGCTTCAATTGAGCATTTGTTTGATTTGCAAGATCGATGTATTTTTGTTGCAAACTTGCAGATATTTGGAAACCTGTATCAATTGCTTGCGGAAGGGTCTGTGTTCCGCGCTGTCCAAGAGTTGCAAGAGAACCTTGTACTTGTTGGAACGTAGCCGCATACTCTTGCATATTCTTTGAAGTTGCAAGTTTATCTGTAAGGTATGCATCGGCAGAATTGGATAATGCGGATATTGAATCTGCATTTCCTGCCTGAGCACCTGCAAGATTTGTTCTAAAGCTTCCGGCTAAAGTTGCTGATAATTGTTTGCCAGATAAATCTGTTAAACTTCCTGTTAGCAAACCTTGAGCGTATGTTCCAATCTGTTTGAACGATGCTGATAATTGGTTTGCTGCATTGATTGCAGTATTTTGAGCTGCAATATCTGCACTATGTGCAGCTTGTTCTGCAGATAATTGGGTAGCAAGTGCATTCTGTTGGAATGTGTAGTTTGCCATGATTGCAGTTTGTAAATCTGTAGCAGCTCCAATTCTAGCGGTTAAACCTGCTTGAGAATCATCAGTTGGTGCGTTTGCAAATTTAGATTGGGCATCTGAAACTTGTCCTGCAAGGTATGCGCCTTGGTTGTATCCAGGAACTCCACTATCAACAGTCTGTTTTGAAGCCGCAAGAGACTTCTGCAATGCGGTAACTTGATCCATTTCCTGCAACAATATGGTCATTGCATCGGTAGCAGATTTTGCTGCGGTTGCAGTATCGCCTGTCGCATTAGCAAGTCCTTTTTGGTCTGTGATTGCTGTTGAAAATTGACCAGCAATACTCAATAACCATCCTTGAAGTTTTTGACCAGCTGAACTTGTTGTGTCAATACTTTCAACCAATTTACGGAAACCATCTAAAGTTGTAGGCATAACTAAGCCTACATAATTGAATTGGTTTGTCAATTGACCCATTTCGCTTGCAGCTTGTTCTGCTGGTGAAAAGTAGTTTTTCAAGAAGTCCGCAAGTCCTTGAGTAAGCCCTGAATTTCCACCAGCACTATTTACCATATCTTGACTCAGGCCTCTAAATGTTAAGCCAACATTTTGAAAGGCAATTTGTAAAGATAAGGCAAATGCATTTGTTGAAGTTACTAGATTATTTTGGTTGGTTATTGCAGTGTTAAACGCCCCAGCAAGGTTGAGCAAACCACCCTGTAGCGTTTGCCCTGCAAGGGTTGTAGTGTTTATACCCTGCACCATTGCGCGGAACCCTGCAAGCGTTGTGGGCATTGCTACACCCAACGCTGTAAATTGTGCACCAAGGTCTTTTAATTCAATTGCAGATTGTTCTGCAGGACTAAAATAATTTGTTAAGAAGTCAGATAATCCCTTAGTTAGATTTGCAGTACCGCCAGCTCCGCTGACTAATCCTTGACCAAGATTAGCACCGTTTAAACCAGTGTCATTCATCTGACTTTGGATTTTAGTTAGCGTTGTATATAAGGTGATCATGTCAGCAGCTGAACCTTGAAAGGCGCTGATCATTTGACCAATACCACTAACCACATTAACAGACACGCGCTGAATATTACCGGAGATATTGCCAAATATATTTCCAAGAGCTTGAGTTAATGACGCAGCAGTTTGCTCAGATATAGTCTGGGTAGTTGTTTGTGCAGTAACCAGACTTTGACGTTCAATCTCAGTAGCAACATCACCTTGTTTATTTATGATTGCAGTATAGTTAATTGCACTGACCCCAAGTCCTTGAAGTGCTACATTAGCCTGCTCAACTCCTGTAGCAACGCGCACAACTGTTTGAGTCATTCCTTCACCAACTTGAGCAAAAGCTTGAAGCTGTGGGAAAACAGAACTTGACACATTGTCCATTGCAGCAGAAATCACAGAATTAATAGCTGAGGTTAGAGCTGCCCCTGTTAAACCTTGAAGACTAATATTTGTCAAAGGTAATACAAAACTTTGAACAGCCTTACCGACATCAGTTGAACTTTGGCCAAGAGCTGTTCCAGCTTGTTGCAATGTTGTGGTCAATCCTTGGAAAATAAGTGCAAATTGGTCGTTAATTGATTGAGGTGTCGCTGAAGTAACAGTCGAGTTCGTGTTGCTGTTACCGCCGAACAACCCTCCGAGAAAACCTGTCGTTTGAGTATTGACGTTTGCATATTGATTAACTCCTTGACCTTGAGCAAGTCCTCCAACAGATCCTCCAATTTGTAATCCTCCATCTGTAATTGACTGAGATGAACTTCCAAATAAGAAACCGCCAATCTTGCCAAGTAATCCTGAAGGTTTCCCCCATGTGTCAATACCTAAGTTTGCACCGTTAGTAATGCCAGCAGTGCGTAGTATGATATTAGTCACACCTGTCATAGCTGCTTCAATATTCTTCAAAGAAGAAAGCATTGCATTTGTCAGAGGTAGCATTTCACTCGAATTTGATGTTAACAATGTAATGCTATCTTCGATAGATTTACTCTGTTTAGTCGGATCACCAAATACAGTTCCAGTTCCTTGTGTAGCTTGCTGACCTGCGGCAGTATCTTGACTCGGGACTGAACCTCCACCAGAAGCAGAATAGCCAAGACCTGCAATAAGAGCAACCATTGCAGCAGTTCCAACAAACCCTCCCCATCCCGATTGTGCAAACATTTTAGCTGCTCCAGCAGCAATTGAAATCACAATTGAACTCGATGTTAATGCATCGGATGCAGCGGTTGTAGTTGCATCAGATGCAAGCCCAACTTCATTACCTGTGACTTTGGCGGCTGTTGTAATTGTTGTCTGTGTTAGTTTTGTAATAAACTGTTCAAGATCCATTGCAAGTTCAACTGCATGATAAACTTTTGAAATGTCTTGTAATGTTTTATAACCCGCTGAACCTGTACTAAAGAAATTGCTTGCAGCGGCTGCCATATCACTATATGCACCAATACGACCTGCAACATCTTCTTTACCTGCAAGTGCTTCTTCTTTTTCAATTTTAGCAAATGACGTATATGCGGTGCCCATATCTTTGAGAGCTTTACTTATACCCACAAAAGAGGTTCCAAGTGTATTTGCTGCGGTTCCAGCATTTGTCAATATTGTTGCCATGTCTTTTAGACCTGCAATATTAAAGTCAAGTGCTTGTGTTTTATTTGCAAGGTCAACTTCTTTATTATATGTATCTAAAAAAGCACTATATTCATCAAGTTGAGCTTGATTGGCTCCATCTTTAGACATAATTGCCGCAGCAATTGCTGCTTCAGCGTCAGCTTTATATAAAGCAAGTTTTCTCTGATTTGCTTGAGTGATAGCCACAACCTTTGCTTGTTCTGCACCAATTACTTCAATTTTAGAAGCTTCTTCAGAAGCAGTCTGTATAGCAAGATCTTTTTGATAGATGGTTTGAATATCTTTATATGCATTTCCAAGTTGTTGTGTTGCTGCTCCACTCAATCTTGCAGCAATAACTCCTTCACTAACTTTAGAAGTCAACTGTGCTTGTGCAATTGCAGCTTGTGCGATATCTAGTGCTGTAGCTTTTGCATTTACACCATATTGTTCAAGAGCTTTCCCTGCATCAAATGCAGTTGTACCAGAAGTCTGATTTGCCTTGGCTTCAGACAGCAATCGTTTTTCAGTTACATCTTGTAATTTAAGCTGATCTTCAATTTGAGCATCTGTAAGCAGTTTTTGTCCCGCAGCACTATCTTTAGAGATTGACCACAATTTAAGAAGTTGTGTTGCAGCATCTTCATTTGTTTGTGCGACCTTCTGCGCACCTTTTGCATTATCTTCAATTGCCCCATTAAGAGCTGCAATTTCTTTTGTAGCCTTTTCTTGAGCTGTTGAAATTGCATTGGCGCCATCAAGACGGAACTTTTGAGCATCCGCAAGTTTGGCAAGATTTAGCAGTTCTTGAACTTTAGCATCTTGATCTTCTTGTGACCAACCTTTTTTAAGTTTCGCGTATTCTCCATCTAGAATACGTTGCTGAACTTGAGCTTCATTGACTCCAACAATAGCTTTAATCTCAGTTGCAGCAGCTTCTTGTGCAGCATCTGCTTGCGCTTTATATCCTGCAATTTTTGCATCCATATTGACAATTGCGCTATCAAGAGGATTTGCAGCAGTTGCTGCTTCTCTTGGAGTATGTGCTTTAAGAATTGCTGCATTTGTCTCTGCAATTTTAGCAGGATCTAATCTTGGGTCATCTGTGATAGCACGTCCATTATTAGCATCATCTTTTGCCCAATCTTTTTGCTGTTGAAGGTATTCTTGTTGTGCAATTACAAGTTCGCCGAGACTTTTCTTCTTTAATACAATATCTTCTTGATCGCGAATCATTGCAGAATGAACTGCTGCAGAAGTATCCACCGTTTTTTGACCAGCAATAGAGCTATCTAATACAGATAGAGATAATTGTTCTTCTGCATCGGCTAAAGATTTTGTGACTGCAATCATTGCAATCTTAGCTTCAGCATGAGAAGAACTAAATATACCAGAATCAGGTTCAGCAAGAATATTTTTTAATTGCGTCTGATAGTCTCTTAATGCTTGTACATCCTCTTGAGGGGTTGTCTTTTTTCCAAAACCTGCAAACCAATCTGCAGAACTACTAAATAATACTTTAACTTCAGTCCATGCTTTAAGAACATAACCTGCATTAGCTATGATTTCTTTACTACGTTCATCAACAGTTTTAGCTAATGCATTGGTTGCAACTTCAGAAGCACCTTTTGCATCGCCTTCACGATTGAGCATTTCTATATTATCATAAAGACTTATATTTAAGAAATGGTATTGATCATCAAGTCTGATTGCTGCTTTAACAACTGCTTCACTTGCTTGAGCACTTCTTCCAGTTGACTGAACTGCTAATTCTTCAAATTGTTTAATTGTTTCTTGAACAGACTGTCCTGTTGCGGCTTGCATCAATGTTGCAGCCGTTGCGATCTTTCCAATTTCATCCGCTGTAAATTTACCAGATCCTGCAAGTAGCAATACCGCATCTTTCGCCTGACCAATTGTGCCACCCATTTGGGTAGCAGATTGAGCAAGTGCGTTTAATCCGCCTACAGTTGTTCCAGCATAATTACCAGTCATAATTAGCGATTGGTTCATCTTATCTTGTTCGATTGAACCTTTTACCATTTCAAAAAAGAAACCTGTCACCGCAACACTAATCAATGTTAAAGGACTTAAAAGGCCACCAAGAGCTTGCCCAAGAACGGTAAATGAACCTGCCATACGTGAATAGTTACCACGCTCAAATTCACGCCCCATGACCACGAGTTCAGTAGTTGCACGACTTGTATTTATACCAAATCCTTCAACTTCTTTAGCAGCTAATTTAGCACCTTCAGCTTCAGCGGCTTGTGCAGCTTGAAGACTTTTTATTGCATTTGCATATTCATTTTCGTCTTTAATTGAATTTTGAATATCTTGTGGAACGGTTGCATTAAATTTATTTGCGACCACATTATTTGAAATGCTGCTGCTTGATTGGTAAGCCTGAAGTTCTTTTAATTGCTTGATACGCGTTTCGTAAGACAACGTTGACCATCTGATTTCAACAATAGCTTGTTGTTCAGCAATTTTAGCAGCTTGCGCTTCTTGTTCAGTTAAGATGCGCATTGCTTCTGCACGATTTTCATTTAATGTGCGGGCTTTAAATGCAGCAAGAACAGTTATTCTAGCTTCTTCTGCTTCAGCGGCTGCCTGCGCAGCAGCTTCTTGTTCTTCAAGTATTTGCATTGCCGCAGCGCGATTGTCTGCCATTGCACGGTTACGTTGTGCGTTCAATGCAATCTGAGAAGCTGCTGCTGCTTCGTTTGCAGCAATCTCTGCATTCATTGCAGCGAAATATGCAGTTGCTTCGTTCTCAACATCGATTGCTAATTGTGCAGCAGCGGACGAACGCATCTTGTATAATTCAAGATCGCGACTTTGTTGGATGCGAGATTGTTCTTGCGCAACATTTAATTCAGTTAACGAACGAACAAGTTGCTGAGTTTGATCTGTAACGCCGAGCTGAGCTGCTGCATACGCAAGCATGGCTTCTTTTGAATAACCAAATGTTGCAGATTGAACATTTAGTTTTGCAATAAGGTTTTCCGCCGCCCCTGTGATCTTTATAATAGATTCAAGAGTACTGTCTCCGCCTACTGCTTCAAATTGGATACCTAATACTGCTAATTCGGTTGAACCTGCCATTTTAGGTATCCTGTAGTGAGGGTTGTTTTCGTTGTTGCTGTTCTGCTCTGATACGCATGTAAATTGAATCTATACATGTGATACAATCAAGTTCAAAAGGACTAATATCAATTTTATAGAGTTCTTTCCAAGCTTTAATCTCTACAAAACTAATTCTACAAAGATCCATTGAAACTTGACGTGTATCATTTAACTTGCACCACCAATCCCAACAATGTTTAATTTCAATTGGAACTGGTGGTACGTCTAACTGTTCTGGCATTTGACCAGTCTGCCTCCAGTAATTCTTTAAGTGAGTTTCAAGTGTTACACCATCTTCTTGAACCTCACTTAATTCGAAATAACCTTCAGCGAAGGCTGACAGTTGTTCTATCAGCCCTTGGTAAAATTTGCAGCAACTTCAAGAGACGCCATGACTTTTTGCTGCCATGTTGGAAATTTCAAAAACATCTTGGCAACAAGCTCTTTGCTAAACGGTACAGGTTCACCATTATTGCTGAAACCAAAAATATCAGTGACCACAGATAGGGCAAGACGAGTTTCGTTTGCACTGATCAAACGGCTCAATGTTTCTGCTCCTGCATCAGTTGATGCATCGATTTGCGAACCGCGCTTTGCAGATTTCTTCAAACCTTCGATCCGCAATTCAGCTTGTACAGCTTGGAATTCAGGACTATCTTTGCTCAAGATAACGAAACCAGATTGGTCTTCACCATCTGCATTTACAATAACTGCTACACGAGCAGTAAGCGGTGCAGCAGTTGTGTCGTCCAGCAAAGAGATGTCAAATGTTTGTGTCATGATATTTCCTATAGTTTTATTTTAAAAAGCCCTGCGGCTCTTAACCGCAGGGAAAGACACAGAGCGAGGAGACGCCCTGTAAGTTATGCTGCTTGACTATCTTGAACAGAAATGATTGTTTGATCATTTGCAGTTGTTGAACTACCGCCCAAGTTAATCGAAGCAGTAAATGGATAAGTACGGACAATGCCTTTTGGTCCATCGTCTGGCGCAGAACCTGTCAACTTAATCTGCGACAAACTAAATGCAAGGAAGTTCGCTGCATTTGTTGTATCAGCAGTCATTGCACAGACCAATGTGGTCACTGTTTCATTATCGAACAATGCTTTCAATGTTGCATCAGCAAACAATGCAGTGAATTGACCGCTGACTTCAATAACGCCACGCGCCATATCTGGAGCATAGTTTGAACCAACAATTGGGCCTTCTGCAGTGAGCGCAGCTTTGATGGTAATGGTTACACCTGTTACAATAACAGACTGCACCCCATTAACTACCAAAGCACCGCGCACGCTGGTTAAAACGTTGGTGGTGGTAGCTGCGGTAGGTGTGGTAAGCACTTGTGCTGTACCCGCTGTGCGCACCCCCAAACCCATGCCGGCAATTTTAACTGTTGCGTTACCACTTGCAGGCAAACCGATATCCATTTGGCTGATACGCATGTCAGGAAATACTTCAGATTGTGCAATATCAGGATACCATTCTTCAATAGTAATTAATGTATCTGTCTGAGATGAAGCGGCAGCCATTGTTTTCTTACCAATGACCTGGACAGTTGAAGTTGCAATTGGACCTTCTGCAACACATACAGAACCATTTAGAGTAATATAAGTCATAACCGTTGCAGTTAGACCTGTTACCAAAAAATTATTTGTCAAATTAACTGCATTGACAAATGAACCTGTTGCAATTTGAACTACATCACCAATCTTAACTCCATCGGTTAAATAGCTACCTGTACCGCGTGTCAAAGTATAAGTTGGGCCTGTACCTGCTAAGGTTAAAGACGCGCTTGCAGTTGTAACACCTGAGGCAAATGTCTTACGCAACAAACACGCCATTGGAATTTGATAAGTCAGTGGTGAAAGCAAACCATCAAATGCCCAACTTGACGAAGCTGTACCAAGGTTCACACCATACGATTGTTGGTATGAGTTAATTTCATCATTGACGTAAGTTGCACGCTTTTTATCTGTTACAGAAGTCTTACGACGAAGTGTTTGACCACCTGACCCAGACGCAGCAGTGCCTAAAACACTTTGCGTCTTGATGGTGGTAATCTTATTTATGCCTTGAGCGATTGTCATGATGTCACCTTATGAAAAGATTTGTGTTGAATGATAGATTCTTAAAACTTGCGTAATCTGATCTTGCGACTGATTAAATGAACCCAATTGCGGAGACTGCATAATCTGAACAGTTATTCCCCCATAACTAAATGCCATTGCTTTCTTGAAGTATGACCTTATCAACTCAATTCTAGCAAGTAAGGCACCCGTACCAATACCAGGCGGATAGACAAAGGTGACTTGCATATAACCTTGTTCTATCCTAAAACCGCCGCCTTGCGTCGGTTCAGATGGAACAGCATCGACCCAATCAATCTTTGCATACGGCACTCCGACAACAGCTTGAAACATTGCGTTAGGCCAAGAGGTTAAGTTTGCAGATACTGAACCCCCACTACCCGCGATTGTAACACTAATTCCCTGCTGTGTAGCAGCATCTAATAAAGAAAAGTTATTTGCATCAATTACTTGCACAATATAATTATCTGCAATTGCGGGAGTTCCTCCGGTTATACCTGACATGACCACGTAAATACCAGATATCAAACCATGCGGCGTTGCGGTTGTGAAGATACCCGGTGTACCTATAGTAATTAAAGATAGCGCGACTGTCGGAATAATGCCTGGAATTGTATTCCATTGATTAATTAAAGCTGTTCTAATTAGATTAACACTCATCTTACACGTCCTCCGCCAGCTTTAACATCTGCAATAACCCCTGCAACAATATCTGGAAATTCGATATGAATTCTACCAATGATACCTGATGGAGGAACTTGTGTGGTTACATCCCCGTCTTCAATGCCTTGAGCATAAGGAAGATTATTAACCAAAAAATACTGATTACCGTAAGCAGCACGCTCAGGAATAACTGCAAGATTAGAAGCAACAGTTTCAATCCCTTCAGGATCAATGTGACCAATTAATGCTCCCTGAGGTTGTTCATTTACACCTAATTGCCAGTTGCCGCGAAATTGTCCAGGTTCATAATCAGGCGGTGCTTTGCGCACCCATGTTTCAGGCATACCAACTGGACTATATTCGTCTGCACGGATTACAACTTCAGCAATTGTGTTATAGGTGCATTCATTAATCTTGCGTGTAATCTCGACACCTTGATCACGAAGTTTTTCAAGGAACTCGAATCCAATGCTCATCGCTTTAACCACAATTCATAAAGGAGTGGTGTACCTGCAGGATTAATTTGTTTGATATTTACAATTGCCCAAGTATTGCCTGCAGTTGTTACACGGTCTTGAACTTGAGGGACATATATTGTTGGATAACAGAATAATTGTTTATCTGCAGATTGAATCTGAGTATTGCGTTCAACTTCATTACCATATTGGCGATAGACAAAGTCAAAAATAACACCAACTGTATTCATTGGAGTTGGATTTGAAGGAACACTTATTCCTGCTGCGTTCGTTGTCTTTGGACCTAATTGTTGAATTGAAACAGGTTGACCAAACTCAGTCAGAATGGCTAAAATATCTGGTAAGATATCGTCATAAAAACTCATTATGTTCTCACCAAACGGAACGCTCCACCCTGCATTCCTGCTTGAATAAAAATCTTCATATAACCATCAACAATCGGATAACGTGGTGATTGTGATGAATAAGGGTCGTATTCAATTTCAATCGGACCAACTTTTTTGGTTATAATGCCTTGTTTGAGATTTGGATTTAACGCTCCTGCAACAGCAAACAAAGCAAGTTCAGCTTGGACATATTGTAGTTCAAGAGGAATCACATTGTAAGGTACATAATAAGAAATCTGGCCAAGTGTGACGTCTGTAATTTCACAACCCCAACGAGGCCAATCAAGTGCTTGAAGTGCGGTTACACGAACACCTTTCCATTTTCCTCGATATGTTTGGCGTAAATATGCTTCTGCTTGACGTAGATATCCTTCTTTCAGTGCAGTTGATGCAATAGCTGCCCAACCAGTATTATTACGGTTTGCATGATATGTATCGCAGAAAGCTGTCGATACATAACTTTCTGCGCCTGTAACTCCTGTACCATCTTCAACAATAATACTCATAGAACCAATCCTTTCCAGGATGCATTTTCAATGATTATCGGCATATTTGTTAGTATAACAGTATTTCCCACAATTGTATGTTGAACACCGTAAATATCTCGATAAGTATTATATCCATTTGGAGTTGTATAACTGCTTGAGTTACCAGATGCATCCCAAGCAATTATTCCTAGCGTGCCGTTTGTTTCTGTGATGTTGCCAATCCACTGCGTCGAATTGCCTCCAGTTTCAGCAGTGGGCATGCCGATTCTGAATGTCGCATCAATCGGAAGTGTTCCGGTGGTTCCGTTGCCGTTGTAGTAGAAAACGAACGAGATTTGCGGCTCCATTAATCCAACGCTGGCATTGTCGGTGCGTGAACGGAATTCTAAATGTTGATTTGCAAGCGGCTGATTAACAGGATACGCACCGTAATAGTGCGTGTCAGCCAAGTAACTGCCGCCACTAGTATCCTCGGATTGAATCAACTGAATTTGGTAAATATTGGCAAGTGAGCCTGCTGGCAATGAAAGGTATTGCCCGACCACCCAATTTTGCCCGGTTGTAGAAACAATACTGTTATCGTAGGTCATTGAAATGCTTTTCGTGCCGCTTCCGCTTGTCGTGTCGTTACCACAAACCCGCACATCAATATACGGGATCGATGACTCAGTACCAGACCCTACGACATAGAAGCTCATCCCGTGGGAGGCTTCATTATTCGAGAAGAACCAATGGACTGGTAAAGCGCCCGCAGTATCGACGCCGCCCGCGCAACCACCCGGGCCAGCTAATAGGCCGACGGTAGATGCGTTATTGGCTGCTGCACGAATTGAATTCGCCGTTGTTACCCGCGCCATCGGCGTGGTAAATGTCGCACCAGATAGCCAGCCTGATATGTTTCTTATTGCAATCCCGGTATTATTCAATCCAACGGCGCTAGACGTGATCGGTAAGATTGCGCTTCCGCATGTCAACTGATTTGTGCATTCTGTGCCATATACGAAATAGTTTTCTTGCACTACCCCGCTCGAAGCAAGCAAAATTATGTGTCGCGCTTGCGTTCCCGCCATCAGATCGGTATTGAACAGTGTCGTATTGTCGACACCCGATATGCCAGCATTACCCTCATCTGCGGACAGCGGATATGAGCCAAATCCGTCGTTCGTAGCGACCGCCATGATAGTGTTATACATTGTCGGCCAAAGTTCCGGCGCAGTTTTTATCTGCATGTCAACGACAGATTCGGCAACCATACCAGGGTAACTGTGGACATTCAACCAATCAAAACACGGCAACCCGCCACTATGACAACCCGCCAAGTACTGGTCCCAATGGTAAAACGGTGTAATCGGTATTGTGTTACCGCTGGTATCGCTACTCACCTCAATGCTTGGCGACATCACAATTGCATTCGGGTATGGCGTCTTGATAATCGGATAGACTGCCTGTGACATGGCAATCATAGTTGCGTCGCTACCCACCCACCACGTGGTGCCATAGTTAAACTCGTTCCATTGCTCCCATTGCTGAATATTTGCACCATCATGAGCAACCAAGGCAGTAACGAAGTCATAAAAATTCTGCTTTTGGCTTGTCGTCGCCAAATTGTTGGTCGAGTTGACCCACGTTGGGACTTTTCCAAACGTGTACAGTACGCATGCTTTGTTAACTTGTGCAGCAGCCAATTGTGCATCGAAATTTGTCCATGAGTAGACGCCATTTGATGTGGCGATTGAACCCCACTTAGGAATGGCATTCGTGCCACCTACCGGCGTATCCCATATACGCACACACCCGCCAGTTGGGACGCGCGGCCAAACATAACCGCCCGCTGTCGGATCGCTGCCAATATTTATACCGAAAAATGACGGCGGTATAGTTACATTCGCATTGGCAAACGCAGCGAGCGTAAAAAGAATTAGTGCTACGCAGCGGCGCATCATGGGGCTTGATATCCTTGACAGTTAATATACAGAGCGCCGCTTACAGACGCTGTCAATGTGGCGAATTCCATCAATGTCGCCGCCGATCCGCGCAACGGTGGATTGAAGTCGACATCGTACCCAGATGGGAATCCAGTTGTCGTGACTGATCCGCGCCATATGACTGTTCCTGATGCCCCATCACGCACAGCCAATTCACCGCCAGCGCCTAGCGTACCTGCTGCCAAATTGCAGTGTTTTAGGTAATTCCTTACGTTCTCAGCGCCAGCGGCTTGCAATGTTACAGCAGTTGTCGTATTAGAGATACCGCCTGCACCGGCAACGTATGACCATGACTGTTCGGGCGGCGCATAAGGTAATGTCAATTGCTTGCCGTCAGAACTCATCCTAATCGTTGCTACATCCCCGTTCGCTACACCGACAGCCGCTGTAGTTTGAATTTTACCGGCCACTAGAACAGGTGCGCCAGAAACTGCTGACCCATCAGCCGATGTCCCATAGACAATATTTGTAGCGATCATCTGATACATGGGTTTGTCGCTTAGTAGCGCAATCGCCTGTGCTGTGCCACCAGTGAACGCAGAATTAATACGAACACGTAAATATCGCTCGCTTAATGCCAAGTTATAGCTATTGATAGAGTTTGCGCCTACCGTCAACGCTGCGCCTGAGAATGCACCGCCTGATGATCCTGTTGCGCTGAATACGATGACGGTATGACCTGCTAATGCGTTCGTTGTGTCATTGGTCGATTCGATAGTGACATTGCCGCCAGATATACCTGCACCACCTTCAAGCTGAATCGATGCGGATCGATATGCACTAACGTCTGTCCAGCTTGAAGCTCCTGACGTTGCATTACCTGTCAACATATCTGTACTGACTGTTGATTGTGCTGCGGGTCCGGTGAGCGTCACAGCAGCCGGATTAACAACCGGCAAACTATTAGCTGCTGTCGTCTGACCAAGGGAAGATGGTAGCTGTGTATTGCTTACAGGTTGAGTAGCTTGATAAAATGTTCCTGTCACGGCTGTTGTTGGAGCTACATCTACAATAACATGTCCAATGACATTCGTTCCAGCATTAAGACCAAGTGTTGAATCGTTTGCAACTGTTACTCGTGGAGTTCCAGAGCTACTTGCACCTGTGCCTGTTTGATTTGAAATTAATCCTGGTCCAGGGGTCAACGCAGCTGAATTAATTGCAGAAACAACCGATGAATCGGCGACATTAAGTGTACTTTGATTTGAAGATATAACAACAGGCATACTATTTGTCATTATTGCCTGACCTTTAGCAGGAACATTTGTTGCAAGAGTTCCAAGAGATGTATTGCCTGTATCTTGTTTTGCAGATGTTGCTGAACCAGCGGGACTTGTTACAGGTAGAGGATTTAAAGATGAAACCCCGATAGTATTTCCACTACCATCTTGATAGCCGGTATAGCTTGCTGCAGAAGGAACAGGGATTCCTGTTGTGCCCGCAGCCCCATTTGAACCACCTCCACCACCAGAAGTAGGAAGACCAACAGCGGTACTGACCACAATATATGAATCAGTACCGGCATCGTAGTATTGATTTGGAATGACAAAGCCGTGACCATCAACTTGCATTCTTGCTGTTGTGGCACTCGCTAAACATTCATTTGATATCGCAAATAATGCGATTACAATCAACAGCAATTTTTTCATAATTATCTTTCGATTGGTTAGACTCATTCCCAAGGTTTTGGCGCAGGCGCGTCAACTAGGTCAATTTCATCCGTTGGACTTTCAATTATAGTTTCAACTGGCGCTTGAATAACTTGTGCAACTGGAGCCAAAGTTTGTTGAATGCTTTGTCCGCTAATTTCAACAAACAATTCATGATCTTGTGTTATATCTGACTCATTGATTACAATATAACCATGAGGGTTTTTCACAGAAACTGGAGCAACTACCTTGACTGTTTTAACTGTCATATTTGTCATTATATTCTCCTATTTATTGATGACCGCATTTGCCTTGGCATCAATTTCATTGCGTTCATTGAGAGTAATTTTATGCTCGTTATACATCTCTTGAGCACGTGCTTTTGCATTGATTGCATGAGACTTATCTGGAATAGGATAAGAATTATTTGGACCTGCAAACTTCGAAGCAGGCAAAGCGTTACGCTGTTTTGTGCTCAAAGTCCCCATATCAATCTCCTTAAAAACAAGCGACTCGAAAGCCGCTTGTTTGTTAGTGCAGTTTAATTAACCAAGCAGAATAGCTGTGTGGTTAGGTTTGACACCTTGGTAGCCCCACGCCAAACGCACATGGTAGACCAATTGCATATATTGACGATAAACCGCAACGTCAAAAGTAATGCCGGTATAAGGATCCATGATTTGCATGACGTCATCTGCCATATCCATTGCTTTACCATCAGGGCCAATTGGCATCTGTGGCGAACGTGTTACCAACTGAATTGCAGACGAGCTAAACATCAAGTTCGAAGTTGATGTCGAACCAACTGTCATCGCGGTTGCAGATGTTGTAATCGCAACTTGCAAACCTGGCAAACCAATTGTAATTGGTCCTGCGGCAGCACAACCAGATGTGACCACATACTTGTTAGAATCGCCGGCAAATGTTACGACATCACCTGCAAGAACTGTACCAGTACCAGTGATTAGAGTGATTACTGTAGCGCCTACTGCATAGCCTGCTGTATCGGTTGTGTATGAAGCTCCAGTACCTTTTGTGACAGCTTTCACAGCAGCAGAATTGCGAATTGCAGCGCCTTCCAACAGAGGCATAATGCCTTGACGGAGCATTTGATCCGTCCCAGCTTCATTCACCTTAAACAAGGTGCTTTGCTTGCCGCGGAAGTTTGCCATTGCTGCACCACCAACAACCAATTGCAAGTCAGTTTGTGGACAACCGTTATCGTCCAAGATCTTGCGAACTTGAGCGATATCAGACAAATCGCCTGCTGTACCGAATGGAGCAGTTGCTGCTGTACCATATGCGCGGGATGCATTTTGGTAAGCTGTTGTGAACAGGTCAAGTTCAATCTGGTTTGTCAAAGCACGGAATGCTTGAACAAACTGATTTTTCAGGATGCCATTATAGCTACCTGCATTGATCTGGCCGCGCTGTTCTTCACCATTCCAACGGATTGGTGCATGTTTCGTACGACTAATTGTCATCGAAACATTGTTGACAGTTTGGTCACCTGTATTTGGTGCAGTCACCGCGGCGGTATTATCGCCGAGGGTAGGTGGAGTTGTCAAAGGAACCAAAATGGTTTGGTTCAAGGCAGCACGTTCAGCGCTGGAGTTGCGCGTAACTGCTGGAATCATACCAATCAATTCACGAGACACTTCATCAAGTGCTTCGTAAATGGTTGGTACTAGACTGGTTAGTGTATTTGCCATGATGCTTTAGACCTTTCAAATTAGTCGACGAGGGTTCCTTTGCTCTTCATGTAAGCCGCTTGTTGGTCTAACGGCATTGCATCAAAAGCAGAGCGTTTTATTGTCTTGCCACCGCTATTAGTGTTTCCGTTTCCGGGTGCACCGCTTCCGGATGAAGCTGCTGGGAACCAGTGAGGTTTAAGTTCACGTTGCCCCTCCATCCATTCGCTCGGGCTATATGGTGTTTTACCATCTTTGCCCAGCTCTGGCTTGCCCTCGGCGTCCAGTTTTACTGCATTGCCCTTGGCATCAAGTGAAAAAATATTACGAGCAACAAGCAGAGCGTCCTCGACTGCTCCTTTATGTAACCCGGTTGCTACAGATAGAATTTGTGCATCCAATACTCTGTCACGATAAGCTTGTTTTGAATCTTGTTCAGCTTTAATCAAATCGTCTTTTTGTTTCAATTGGTTTGCAAAGTCTTCACGCATCCGCGAAGTATGCTTTTCAATCAATTGTTGCTTCTGACCATTTGCAAGCATCTGCAAGTCTTCATCAGAATCCATATTCTTCAAAAGTGTCTGAACCTTACTAAGATCTACACCTTCAAGATTTTTAAACTTCTCTGCAACAGCTTGCGCTTGTTGCAAAGCTGTTTTTGATTCCTTTACCACACCAAGCAGCTCTGCATTTTTAGTCTTTAGACCTGTTACCTGCGCTTCAACGGCTTTATCGATAAGCGCTTGTACTTCTGGCGTAATTGCGTCACCTTCGCGTACATGTAACAGATTCAAAAGCGGCTTGGTTTGATAAGAAAAATTTGTTTGTGTGTCTTGTGTGTCTTGTGTGTCTTGTGTCAATGTTTGCATTTGTGATCCCCTTGGGATAGTTAGATTATGCAGCTTCGCTGCGTTTTGATGCTCTGACTTAATCAGAGTTGAAATTTGCTTAAATATAGCAGAAGTAAAAAACAATCACAACAGTTATTTATTTTGTCCTGTGTATTTATTTTGTTCTATATGTTTCATTTCTTCTTTTAACAAATCCCAACCAAGTTCACGCCGTATTTGTTCAGGTGAGGGAGGTGGCTGTTTAGCTTTAACTTCCCTTGATAACCATTCGCGAACGTGTTGTTTGGTTGGGTTTGTCATAACAAATTCTTTAAGTTGACCACATTATGAAGGTGTTTGCAACTGTCTAATTGTCGGGTTTGCAGGTTGGTGAGTTCCTGTATTATCTTGATTTACTTTTGTACCTCCTGGAATCATTGGAGGATGTTTTGCCATAGCTGCAATTTCACCATCAACAGTTTGTTCCAAAGCAACAATCTCATTCTGTTTAAGCATTGCAAACAGGCTTGCGTAACTGTATGCACCATTCTGCCAACCTGCAACCAATGCGGTAAGGGTAAGCGCGTCAATGATTGGTGGGAAGAAATCGCGGTTTAAATCAAAAGTTACAGATGACGTATCTGGAGCACCTGCAAATGAACAAAAAGTTTTAAGAGCTAAAGTAAAACCAATTGAAGCAGCTTGTGCAATTGAAGCAAGTGTAGATTGTTCTCCGCTTCTATGGATACCTGCAGTATCCGCAGATTCAACCCCAGCGCTTTGAGCTTCAAGCATCCTTGCTCCAAGAACTGCCATCTTTTGTTCTTTACTTGTAATATTTGATTTTAATTCGCCAAGACCTTGACCAGTAAATTCAAGATAATATGCCTTCGCACCGGCTTCAGGTAAAGTCCAAGCTGTCATACTTCCAATGCCAAAACTTGTTGTTCCGGGTTCAGGTCGATATCCGCTAATCACTGGAGTTGGCAATCCTGTAAAGTGACAACCATGCTCATAATCTGCAGTTGATTTATAGTGCGAAATATTCATGTCCACAAGATCCAGCAATGGTGGCAAATCAACATCACTATCTACATCGTCCGTACTCATGAAATAGAAGGGAATAAACGATACATTGCTTCCATTTATAATTGGGTAAGTCGTACTCAATAAGATATCCTGTTCTTGGCCACCTTGTTGAATAACTTCGAACATGCGCACACGATAAACTATATTTGGCGTGCCATCTTCAGCAGGTATATTTACAAGATCAAGAACACGATAATACATCTGTTCAGTAGATGTGAATTCATCAGTTGGAACTTCTTTCAATTCTTGCAATACAACCATTGTCAGGACAGTTGCATTATTTACTTGACCTGTTTTCCAATTAATGATATTTTCTGCGGTGTAGCTTTTCATCATTGGACGTAGATTTTGGCTTTGAGCGTCAGCAAGCGTCATTGCACTTGTATCAACTTGTGGGTAGTCTACCATTATACCCACACGGCCAACTGTCAGTATCTCTTCAACAAGTTCTAGCCCAAATATTGTCATCGGTACGCCAGACAATGTAATGTCATTTAACATTGGTATGACATTTGGCGGTACATTAACTTGTGGTGGTTGACGAAACATCATACCTTGCAGACCTGATATCGTACGCCAGGTTGCATTGAAAAAAGGAGCGCGTTTGCGGTATCCATCGTATTCAGGTTGAGATTGGTCTTGCAGTTTAGGGAGATAATGTTCACCACCTGCATAAATTGCATCCGCACCAGCTGAAGCGTCACGGCAGCGTTTCCACTTGTCGCACATCAATTGATAATCTTTATGTTGCTGTTTGACAGGCATGTTAAGCTCCGGTTATGCGCAATTTCTGGACAGTGTAATCTGAAGATAATACTTGATAACGCACATCGTCTGCGATGTGATCTTCAGCTTCGGTATTTACGTCATCAGGATCGTTCTTATCCCGATTAATATGTGGTACAGTTCTTATAAAGTCGCGGCATGTATTAAACACATACAATCCAGGTTTATCGTTTTCAGTTTCAGATACAACTGCATTAAAACGATCACGCATTAATTCCCATCCGTTTTTACGACTACCTGGGCGCTTATCTGCGGGAATCCAAAATACGCCCTCTGATTCCATGTTCGTTCCAATAGATTCGTCATCAGTTACTGCGTAGATAGCTGAATCAGCTGGACCAGAAGTTACACGTTTATCAATCCCCATCTGTTTTTCACGAGTAAGAATTCCTCGTGCAACTTGTTTAGATGGCAATTTAAGACCCTCGTTTGGCTTGCCTGTACACCCATACCATTCGCCAATACGAAATAAAGTCTTACGTGGGAAACTGCGTTTAGTACCATCTTTCAAAGTTGCATCAGTACCATCGCTAATAGCCCACCAGCCCACACTGAAAGGACGACTACTACCCCAGTCAAATGAACGTGTAATTCTCCAGTTCGATGGAATATCAAATGGAACAAGAATATGCTTTGTACTATCCCATAGATCATCAAACATGCCACCAGAAGTAATATCCCAGCTTCCATAGAGCCATGCCTTCTTCTTATTCTCATCAGTAATCGATTCCAGCGTTTTCACATAGTCTTCACCAAGGAATGGATTTTCGTAGACTGAACCAAATAACGCAACGCGTTTATTACCAGAATTGTCATTAATTATCTGTCCGTAAGGAGCTGGGTCGATAAAATATTGTTTGACCCAATTATGTCCAACGCCAAAAGGGTTAGTAGAACTACGAATGAATCTTGGTAAATGTGGTAAATGTTCAGTTCCCTGAAAAGATGAACGATTGCAAGATTTCATCGATTCATAACAGTCAATACTTGGCCAACTTGTCAGTTCTTCCCATCCAATAAATGGGTATTCATGACCGTGGTAGTTCCAATAGTCTTCTTGATCTTCAAATGCACGCAACAATAGCTCTTCGCCTGTCGGCCAAACCCATTTAAGACTACTACTTCCCGCAAGAAAGCGAGGCGCCTGAGCTGAACGATTAAACCATCTTTTCGACTTAGAGATAATATCATCCAAGTGCTTGTAATTTCGTCGAAAAATAATGCCGCGCCAGTAGTCACCATAGCCTAGACCACAATATTGAGCAAAACTCATTAACATTGCATCTGTTTTTCCAGGTCCGCGGCTTCCTGCAAAACATACCTCCCGAATAGGAGAACTTAAAAACAAAGTCTGTGATCCAGGAAGAGCTCTCCATACAGGCTTAATAATCTGTGGAACTTTTGGTGCAAAGATTGACATTAAGTCTTAAGACCAATAAAGAATGGTAGAACATAGAAATGCCCAGGAAATTCAAGTTGCAATTTCTTTTCATTTAGAAGCTCAAGAAATCTTGCTTTTTGAACTTCATTTAAATGTTGGAAATAAAATCTAGCATGGTTTAAAGCTTCGCCGCTGACATAGACTTTATAATTCTTATCAGTTGGTCCAAGTTCAACGTCACCACTTTCAAGACGTTGCATGAAAGTTTCAGGATTCATACTCCCGCAGTAACAACATGTGTCGTCGTCTCTGTAATAGTCTGGTGTTGGTTCATCTGTTAAACCGTAATGACCTTCATTGCGACGAGCACATTTAAATGTTCCCATTATACCGCCTTCAATTGAGCAGGAGATTGAGGTTTCTGAAGTTCTGCTTGTTGTTTAGCTGCAACTTCAGTCCATTGATTTTCATTCATAATACCTGGCACGACAAATGTTCCGCCACCTTCTGTGGTAATATGGGATTTACTTGGCGCGTCCATTCCAAAAATTGACGTAAGTTTTGCAAGCGCTGCGACTCTGGCAGCAGCAGGACTATACGAGCTATTTGCTTCGCGCCATAAGGCAGATAAAATTTTGCGTTTCTGTTGTTCTTCATCAATTTCTCCAGTTTCATCTGCGCCACATTCTGCTTGTGAAATTAAATTAAGCACAAATGGTTCTTGCATGAAACGTTTAGAAAAATCAGACGCAAATGGAGCAGAATAAT